CATTACTTGCTCTAGTCTTACCACGATACTTTATATAATCATAATGATCTTTAGTGAAGTGATTCTTTAAAGCCAAATAACAACGATAAGCATCCGCAGCCATCATCTACCTTCTCTAGATTTATTCCTAATTGTAATATGCTGTCCTTCAATTGCAAAATCTAAGTAATCTGTGTGATCCCAACCAAGTTCTTCATAGAGACCATTTAATTTGTCCATATCATCCCAAAGGTCTGTGGGAGTAGGTTCACCCCAGAAAGGATTGTCATTTGGGTCACTCATATTGGTAACTTTGCTCGTGAACTACGTTTTAAGAAGTTAAGTTCTGATGCTTCATACTTAATCTTTTCCTTTAATGGTTTAGGAATAAGTTTAGGAACTGATTCCAAATCAATACTATTCTTTTCACAGAAGTGAATGATAGCATCAATGTAATTCATGTTTTCATTTACCTGCACTAAAGTTTCGATTTCTTGTGCAAATCCAGCAGAGGAGAAGAACTTACTCTTCAACACCTTCTCTAGTTCATTCTCCATTCTCTCTCCTAGTATTGTGAGATACAAATTCTTTTATATACCGAACTAATAATTTAATATAATCCCCTTTGTTCCTTTTGTCAAATACTTTTACTTCACCACCAGGAGTTACCATGATAGTAATAAGTTTTTTAACAGGGATCTCAGTTAGTTCGTAGTAAGCAGCAGCATAAAAAGTTTCCTGAACAAAGTAGTTTTCCAACCACTTCTCAGGTTTAATCTTCTCTGACGTTTTAAAGTCTATGACAGCTAGTTCACCTTCATACTCTGCTATACAATCAACTCTACCTGCAAGACCAAGGTACTCAGAGTAAAGAGTTCTTTCTATAGCGTGTATGTTATTTATCTTATCCAAGTAAGGTTTGGCATGATGAAACATAAACTTGGTGGCAGGTCTAAACTGCTCCCAATCTATTTCATTGTTCCTCATATACACTTCAACTGCTTCATGGAAATCAGTTCCACGAGTAGTTGCTTTCTTTGTGATACGATTTGCTTTATCTTCACCAACCCTCTTTCTCCACTCAACAAAAATCTGTCGATTATAAAAAGAAGTTACTGAAGTGATAGAAGGAACCCAACTACTATCAGGAAGTTGATAGAGTCTACATCCTGGAGTTTCTTTCTTTTTTAATTCAATGTCACCTAAGAAATTACAATGTTCAAATATCATATGGTTGTTTCCATTTTAGCTAAGAGATACTCCTTGACAAATCCAGAACGAACAATATCGTCAACTCCAAACTCAATAATGTCAACGGATGGCATGATGCGAAGGATCTTCATAAAATCAATCACACCATTCTTTTCATTGGTCTTAACTAAATCAGATTGAGTAGCATCACCACAGAACATGATCTTAGAATCTTGACCAACTCTTGTTATTATACTATCCAATTCATGAAAATTCAAGTTTTGATATTCATCTACTATTACAACTGCTTTATCAAGAGTGGTTCCCCTGATAAATGATGTACTCCAGAAGGAAATAGTTCCTTGTGCTTTAAGATTTCCATAGAGCATTTCAAAGTCAGACTCTGATGGCATCTGAAACATATACTTTACCATATTCTTATATGGTATCTGATATAAAGATGACTTATCCTCATGGTCTCCTGGAAGGAATCCAATCTCTCTTGTAGATACAAGTGACCTTACAATATAAATTTTCTCATAAGGAGTCTTAGGATCTAATACATCTCTAAGTGCATTGTAAAGAGTTATAAATGTCTTACCCGTACCTGCACATCCATATGCAACTACGTTTTGATTATTCTCATAGCATCGGAATAATTCTTCTTGGTTTGGAGTTAGAGGAGTAATTTTCCTCATCAATTCCGTATTAATAGGTTTCTTTCTTTTCATTTGCTTTGTACTCATTCCCATTGGAACAACTATCTTACGATTTTTAGATTTAGATGGCATGTTAATTAGTCTACATCAAAAGCAGATTGGGTTGAAGATTCATAAGATCCTCTTTTAGCTAGTCTTCCAGAGATTCCTCCAGATTTATCTGCTTTCTTTAATACCTCACCCCATCCAGGATTCTTATTAACTAATTTATCTCTCCATTCACCAACTTCAACTCCAAGACTTGGAGAATTTTCAGGAGTAAAGTATCTTTCCCAATCAGGATTATCAGTTTTCCACTGATCCCAATCATGGATACTCATTCTCACTTCCTTTTCTTCACCAGTTTCTTTGTTTATAACAGGGTATGTTGCCATATTAATAAAATAAGGTTTAGGATTATTTAGTCCCACTCAAGGGCTTCAGACACTGCAGGAAAACTTTCTACAAAAATTTTCTTACAACCATTCGCAATATCCATATGTTCTTTCTGTGTTCCGTGTGCAGAACGTAGATTGATGTAATGAATCCAAGAACGACATGAACCAGTCATGTAAATCCTAGTTGGTGTAGCAAGAGGTAATACAAACCTTGCACATTCTTTTGCAACACCTACTTCTAACATCTGATTATATAATCCAAAGGCAGAACTGAATAAAGTATTCATCTGTCTATTAAACTTCTCAACCATCTCTGGTTCTAAGTCATCAATACTATTCTGTCTGTTCTTACTATCTTGTCTACGGAGTTCAGGCAATTCAATTTCACCTAAAAGATTACTATCAGCATACCTCTGAGAGAACTCTTGGTATGTAAAACTTCTATGTCTTAGAATCTGTGCAGCAATACCTCTTGTAGTATTGATCTCAAGAGTCATGTATGCTTGCTCAAAGACACTCCAGTGACCGTGCTTGATACAATACTTAAGTAGACCAGAGAAGTTATCATTCTCTTGGTTCTTAGGGTTACTAACACGAGCAACATATGCCATGTGTTTCTCAGCATCTGGAGTGACACTGATTAAATTAATATCTTTACTCATTAGTCTGCGTATCCATCATCGTCATCCCATGCTTCATCATAATTAGTTTCAGGGGAAGAAAATGCGTGTGAATTTTTGTAGGCATCAACATCAGAATGAACTTCAGATTCCAATGCATCTACAACTTGCTTTAGGTTTCTGACAATCAATTTTAGTCTGTCTTTATCCATTTAGTTTCTGATTATTTAGATACTCCCCAACCTGGACTCGAACCAGGGACATAGTGATTAACAGTCACCCGTTCTACCAACTGAACTATTGGGGATTGAGGTGGGAGGTTGGGTTCATGTTTACCAACAAGTAAGGGGCATTGCTACATTGAGTAGATTTTTACCTTACTATCTGAGACCCGACTGGTATGTCGGTTCTACTCCGAAGAGCAGCAGCACCACCTGTGTCTCATCACCTTAACTAGCCTTATGCCAGCAAGTTTATTCAGTCACTCCCGTGTCAAGACCGTCGCCTCAACAAATATATTATGGCATAAAAAAAGAGGGGTGTCAACACCCCTCTCTAAACCAAGTAAGTTTATGCTCAACTGCAAGGAAGTGCCTTACTTTTTACTTCGATTCCACGATACATAAGATCATGGTTTCTGTGCTGAGCTGCTTCAGCGAGTACTTTTTTGTTGTACTCTGCAGAGTCATACTTGACTCCACGATATGTGACTTGTGCCATTGGATTTACTCCTAAAGTAGTTGGGTTTTTAATCCGTTCCTTTAGTCGGCTTTTGCGTCCTCAAAGCATCCCTTCTCTGTTGCACTCTTAATAACCTGAACAAGTTCAGATCTGTTATCTGCAGAAGGTTTTATCTTAGAGATAATATCCTCTGCACTTTCACAAGTTAAGAGAGTTGCGAGTAGAAATTCCATAAGGATGAACGATTCCGTTCCGAGTCGGCTTACTTGCGACCTCTAATGAGGTTGAACGATATGTGCATATTAACACACGCATACTATATAGGCAAGTAATTTTGTATTTTGTGATACAAAACTTTATAATTCATCTTCTACCATATCATCTGACAGTAAAGAACCCACAAGTTCCTTGGCATGATTGTTATGGTCACACAATTTATTCATCCATATCCTCTCACTTAAAGATACTTCTCCATCAGTAGATATTATTCTACAACAAATATCTACAATTTCATTACGATACTTAGTACTTAGTGGCATTTTAAAAAGCATTAATAACAGAAGGTAAAAGATGATGTTCTGCCTGTTGGATTGCTCTGGTGACTGTCTCAACAGTATCTCCAGGAAGAATAGGAACTGTCTGTTGTTTTATTATTGCACCAGAATCTAACTCTTCTGTCACAAAATGAACAGTGCATCCAGTCTCACCTTCTCCTGCCTTTAATGCCTGTTCTACTGCATGAAGACCCTTATACTTTGGAAGTAATGATGGATGAAGATTTATAATACGTCCTGCAAATTCATCAACAAACTTCTTGGATACTATTCTCATCCAACCTGCCATAACAATCATATCTACTTCATATACATTCAATATTTTTATTATATCATCTTCATCTTTACTATAAGCAGAGGGAATATCTAACAAGTCTGCTCTCTTCCTTGCCTTACATTTCTTTTTATTATAAACCATAAGGACGACCTCATGATTAGGACAGGAATGAACGATGTTCTCAAAATTAGAACCGTTCCCAGAACACATTACTCCTAGTCTCATAATGGGGGATACTCCGATTTGATTTGTTCATCAGTCTTTTCTATAGAAAACTCTTTCATCAGTCTCTGAACATGTTTCCTATCAAGTCCTGCAAGTTGCTCACAGTTTTCTAAACACCGATAGATACATTCTCTATCACTCATAGGTGGATTAGTTGGCCACCCATGTTCATCAAAATACTCACCACCAGCAGATGCTTCTACATTACTCATTGCCAAGGATCATATGGTGGTTCGGGTTCATTAATGCGATGCTTAAAGTGTTCAGTATCAAAGTATGAAACTCCTAATGGTTTCACATCATCATATGACATTCTCATCTTTCTATTATACTCACGTTCATCTAATACTTCATTGATAAGAATCTTTGCCTCCTTAACCATCTGAGGAGTGAACAACCTCATAGGACGTATCTCCATAGGTTTATGGGGTTGTATCCTTACTTGGCCTTTGTAATTAGGATCAACAGGACCACTCATGCCCTGTGTATCAATCTTACTCATAGTTGTTTCCCATCCTTATCAACCAATCCCATCTTCTTTACTTGAGATAGATTAGATCTTTCTTGTTTCTTTAACTTCTTATACTCTTTTATAATCTTATCAATTTCATCTTGAGACACATTAACTTTTAATTCCTCTCCTTTAAAACCTTTTCCTTGTTGCTCTATGTAATCATTGATTCCATTCTGAATCTCACCTTCAATGATACTATTGATTTCATCCCTAAGTTCATCACTCATTTTCTTTTTTTCACCTTCTTAACTGGAGATTTATATTTCCACATACCAGGATTGACAGTTCCATGTCCAAAATCAATCTTCTGAACACAATCTTTACCATACCTATCATAATACATATCAAATACATTTGACATCTTAGAAGAACGAGTAACATCTAAAAGAGTCTTTCCTTCTACCACATAGGTTACATTGAATGCATCACTAGGAAGTTTTTTGTCGTTTGATTTCTCATGAGTTGTCTTCTCCTGAATAATCTCACAAGAATATTGAGAAGGGTCAAACTTTTCTTCAGGTTTCTTAGGTGGTTCAGCCAATTTCTCCTCCGTATCCACTTTGGTAGTCATGACCTACCACCCCAATTAATATCTGGATATGCCTCCTTCACTTGTTCATAAGTTACTGCATACTCATCAGACAATCTCTTATCTTTTGCAAGTATTATAATCCTTGCCTCATCAGGATGAAGACCTTCAAGCATCTGAATGAACATAGTCTCACGACGAATACCATTCAGAGTATCATTACCACCTTTAACAAAGTGATATAGATTCTTTGCTTCTCTACGAAGAGAAGTATGGTCTGTTCCTAATGGACTATCATTAGGTGTAAAAGGAACATCTCCTTCTGGAATTAAAGAAACAACTGTCTCATCATAGTTCCATATAAGAATAGAAACTAATGCATCATTACGATGTTCTTTTAATGCTTCTACCTTTGCTACTTTAGATTTTTGTTTCCCAACATAATCTAAAATCTCATGTACAAATGGATTTGGTGGAAGTGCAGGAGCAGTTTTCTTTCTTGCCACTACAGTGCTACTCTTCCTCG